GCACGATTATTATGTCAAGGGTTTGGCAATCTAACCCAGTCCATTTCAAGGGCGACGGATGGGGTCATCAATGACGTTTGTGGATAACCTGTGTACAACACGCCGGAAGCCCGCATTAAATCCTGTGGATAACGTCAATCGCTTGACAGGGTTGCTACCATCCAGCTCTGCAAGCGAGCGCGTGTGCGCTGATAGCTCGCTGCGGAGACTGGTGGTTTGGGGAGTCTATTGCTTATTGCTAAGCTCGTTTGTCTTACAGATGCAACCCGCACAAGCAATGACCAAAAGCATCGATTATTACAAGCTATATGCACATTCAAGGATTATTAACTATGAGCAATATAAGTGCCTTAGCAAAATCATTTACAAAGAATCACGCTGGAATCCTTTAAGCAAAAACGGGAGTCATTACGGATTAGGTCAAATGCGAAGTGAGCATTACCGGACGTTAGACCCTTATCGTCAAATAGATGCAACAATCAAGTACATAACAAATCGTTATGGTTCAATGTGTAATGCTTGGCGATTTCATGAAAGGGTAGGGCATTACTAATGAGTGCATTAAAGGAGACAGGTAGCACGACAAGGTGGCGCAAGATTAGACAGCGCATAATCAATCGTGACCGCGGTATATGCCAGCAATGCGGCAATGAAGGCGACAGCGTTGACCATATAGTGCCAAGGAGTCAAGGTGGCACGGATGATGACTGGAATCTTCAATTGTTGTGTCGTCAATGCAATAGCAGCAAAGGGGGTAGGTTTTTTAGTACGCCTAGGACACCCCCGACCCTTCCTGTTTTAGTTACCCCCCAAAACGACTCAAAAAGCCATGATTGACCACGCAGAAGCCTCAAAAGGACTGGAAAAGCCTCAAGATGGCTCAAACGGGCTGCAATCGGTTTTGGGTAGGGAAACAGAAGGCCTTTATGGTCACGCAACCCCTAGAATCCACACGCCATTAAACGATTTGCCGTCAAAAGGGCTTGAACTCATCGATTTGGCGTCAACTATCGGCATCGAGCTTATGCCTTGGCAAAAATTCTTCATCGAGCATAGTCATAAAGTGTTGCCCAATGGCCGCTGGGCTAGTCCGGTCAATACCTGCGTGGTCGCCCGTCAAAATGGTAAGTCGTTTTTGATGCAGCTTAGAATTTTGGGCGGTCTTTTCCTATGGGAAGAATCCTTGCAAATCGGGTCAGCTCATCGATTATCAACATCGCTTGAGCAGTTTAGGCAGCTGGTACAAGTCATCGAGTCAAACGATTATTTGGCCAAGCAAGTCAAACGAATCCGATGGAGTCACGGCAGTGAAGAAATCGAGACGATGCACAACACCCGATTTATCATCAAGGCGGGTGGGTCGGCAGCGCGTGGCGTAAGTAAGCCGGAAACCATCCACCTAGACGAATTGCGCGAGATGACCGACCTTGAATCGTTTGCCAGTTTGCGTTACACCTTGATGGCCGCCAAGAATCCGATGATTTTGAGCTATACCAATGCCGGAGATGCCGCAAGCATCGTCCTCAACCAATTTAGACAGCGCGCGATGCAGTCCATCGGCGGGGCGGTTGACGACATTGGTTACTTTGAGTGGTCTGCGCCTACCGATGAAGTCAGCATGGAAAATGCGGCTTATAGCAATCCGGCACTTGGCATCACTATCCACCCCGACAACATCCGCGCGGTTTTCAATGACCCGCCGGACGTGGTACAAACCGAAGTCCTATGTCGTTGGGTACAGTCAATTCAAAGCTGCGTGGACTCAAGCAAATGGGCAGCTTGTTCAGATGAAGCATTTGACTTGGATGAGGAAAAACTTACATGGCTTGGCATCGACCTAAGTCCGGACAGAAAATTTGCCGCGCTGGTCGGAGCGCAGAAGCTAGGCAGCGAGACTTTTGGCGTCAAGCTATTGCACACGTGGGAAAACCCGTTACAGCTAGACGACAAGGCCATTGCCAACGATTTGGCGGTGTACGCGCGCAAATACCCAATCGAGTACGTGCTTTACTCAAGGCGTACAGCTGGGGCGGTTGCATCGCGCCTAGCACCTGCCGGAATTCCTATCTTTGACATGGACGCGGCCTACCCACAAGCTTGTGACGAAATGTTGGGCGCAATCAATAGCGGTCGTTTGCGCTACAAGCCAAATCCGGAATTGACTGCGCAAATGTTGTCAGCCGTTCAGCTGCGTCGTGGCGATGGCGGTTGGGTCATTGGTAGGCGTGCCAGCGCGACGGCCGTTTGTGCCAGCGTTGCGACCGCGCTTGTGACGCATTTTGCGACACGCCCAGAGACAGACCTTGACATTATGGTGGGCTAAGTAGTACAGCCAGCCTAAAATTTGGGCATGGGTTTATTCAATGTGTTATTTCCTCAAGTCGAGGCCGCTAAACCTCAACTAGAGGTTGACGCTGCCAGCGTTGCACCTTATTACACAGAAACGTCGCCATTTTTTTTCGCGGGTATCACACAAGCTACACGCGCAGAAGCGGTAAGCATCCCAGCGGTTGCACGTTCAATTGGAATTATCCAAACAATTGCATCATTGCCAATGCACGTGCGCAATGTTGCAACTGGTGAAAAAGTACAAGCACCGCGCGTTATCAATCAGCCCGACCCACGCATTGCCGGAAGTGTGTTTTGGTCGTGGCTGATTTCAGACCTCATCCTTCACCCTAGCGCATATGCGTACGTCACAGAGCGATATGCAGACACCGGAAGAATTAGAGCAATGGAGCGCATCGCACCGGAGCGCGTATCTATTCAAACCGATGGCATGGGATTTGAAATTGTTGCTTATCAAATTGATGGCAGTTTTGTTGACCCAAATAATCTTGTAGTTTTTCAAGGCGATGGCGAAGGTTTATTAAATCGCGCAGGTCGCACAATTAAGGCCGCAGCTGCACTTGAACGTAGCGCAATGAATTTTGCAAATGAGCCAATTCCACAAATGGTTTTGAAATCAAATGGCACATCGCTACCGGCAGACCGCGTTGCAAAGTTGTTATCTTCATGGCGTACAGCGCGTGCAAATAAATCAACAGCATTTTTAAATGCAGACGTTACCCTTGAAACCCTGGGTTATGACCCAAAGTCGATTCAACTAAACGAAGCGCGTAATTATGTTGCGTTGGAATTAGCGCGTGCATGTGGTTTGCCAGCATATTTTGTTGATGCACAACAATCAACATTTACATATAGCAATGCGCTAGACAAACGACGCGACCTTGTAGATTTTGCATTTAGAAATTACATGTCACAAATTGAACAGCGCATGAGCTTTGCAGATTTTGTGCCAGCTGGCCAGGAAGTAAAATTTGACCTTGATGATTTCTTGCGTGGCAATCCATTAGAGCGTGCGCAAGTGTATGAAATCCTTAATCGAATTGGCGCAATGTCAGTCGAAGAAATACGCGAGGAAGAAGATATGTTGCTATGAAAAAAGTAATTACGCCGATGACAATTACGGCCACAGATTCAAATAGCAGGACAATTACCGGACGCATTGTCGCGTTTGAAGAAACTGGCAACGCATCAATTGGCAAAGTTCAGTTTGCAGCTAATTCAATCGAAGCGCAGCCAGTTTTGCTTAACCTTGAGCATGACCGCACCCGCAGAATTGGTAAAACTTTAAGCATGGAACAAACCGACACAGAAATTACAGCTACATTTAAAATCGCCCAAACAAGTGCCGGAAATGATGCGCTTGTCGAAGCTGCCGAAGGTTTGCGCGATGGATTTAGCGTCGAAGTTGCATTTGACGAATATGAAACGCTGAAAGATGGCACAGTGCGTATCCTTAAGGGTGAATTGACAGCCGTTGCCTTAACTAGTGAGCCAGCAATCCGCAGCGCACGCGTCGAATCAGTAGCCGCCACAGAAGGCGAAGAAACCGAAGATTCTGCACCGACAACAGAGGATGCAGATACCCAACCAACAACAGAAGGAGACGAAGTGGATAACGCCGTCACAAACGCGGAAGCCGTAGAGTCGGTCGAAGCCGCACAGTCAATCACCGCCGCTGCAACAACAGTTGGCGGCTTTAAGTCCAAGCCACGCATTGAAATCACAGCTGCAAAGTATCTTGAAAACAAGGTACAAGCTGCACTTGGTTCAGAGGATGCACGCCAGTACGTCCTAGCCGCAGACAACACAACCGACAATGCTGGTCTAGTGCCAACACGTCAGCTTGCTGAAGTCATCAACGGACTATCAACAACAATCCGCCCATCCATCGATGCAATCAGCCGTGGCACATTGCCGGACGCTGGTATGACATTTGAAATCCCTAAGATTACACAAGCTCCAACAGTTGCAGTCGTCGCAGAGGACGCAGCGTTTAATGAGACAGACCAAAACAGCGCGTTTGTTTCAGTGGACGTTAAGAAGTTCGCGGGTCAGCAGAAATTTAGTGTGGAGTTGTTCACAAGGACTAGCCCCGTCTTTTATGATGAGCTTTTGCGTAATATGGTTGCTGCAATGGCCAAGGCGCAAAACGCTTATGTCAATGGCATTCTTATTTCAGGTGCAACACTTGATGGCACAACAGTTGCTACATATCCAACAGCTGCGGAATTGCTTGGCATTACAGCGCGTGGCGCAGCAAGCGTTTATGGTGCAACAGCTGGACTTGCAAGCCCATTTGCACGCAACATGATTGTTTCAACCGGACAGTGGTCAAACATTATGGGTCTTAACGATGGTGGCCGTCCAATTTACAACGCATCACAGCCTTCAAACGCTGCGGGTCTTGTAACACCTACATCACTACTTGGCAACGTCGCAGGACTTAACCTTTACGTTGACCCAACAAACGCAGGCGATGGCGATGGCACAATCCTCATCGTTAACCCAGATGCTTACACATGGTACGAGTCAACCCAGTATCAGCTACGCGCTGAATCAACTGCCGATGGTTCAATCACAGTTGGCGTCTATTCATTTGGCGCAGCGGCAACCAAAATTGCTGCGGGTGCGTTCAAGAATAACAAGGCGTAAGCCCAAACTAATCATCGGCCAGTGCGCTCCCGTGCTGGCCGAGCCGAACGAAAGGATTACTCATGCCCAACATTGTGACTGCCGCCCAGCTGCGTCAGGTGTTGGGCGTGAGTACATCCTTGTACAGTGACGCTTATCTAAACGAAATAATTAACACGGCAGAAGCCGTAATTTTGCCAATGCTGGTCGCCAATACGTCGGCCGTCAATGCTTACAAGCTTGACAACAATGAAGCGTTTTATTACACCGAGCGCGAACACCATTTTGTTGCTGGGCAATCAATTATCGTGGCTGGACTGCCAGCACCTTTTAGCGCGACAGTAACAGTCGAGCGCGCCGGAGCATTTTATTTTACCGCTGCAATCACAAATGCAGACGTGACATTGCGCGAAATAATTCCAAGCGGCACTGCCACCCTTTCAGGATATTCAGCGGTCAACATTTACACAGGCAACGACGCAATTGAATCTGCAATTTTGGCCGTATCGGTTGAGGTATTTCAATCACGCGTGGCAGCTGGTGGACAGATTGAAGGCGTAGATTTTTCAGCAACCCCATATCGCATGGGTCGCAGCTTGACCAACCGCGTGTCAACTTTGCTTATGCCGTACCTTGACGTTGAGACAGTGTGCCAGTAAATGCCAGCATCCACTATTTTAAGCGACGTACGGACACCGCTGGCCACTGCCTTAGCATCGGTCGCGGGCAACGTGTACAGCTACGTACCCGAAACCATCATCCCGCCTGCCGTGGTAGTCGTACCGGATACGCCGTATTTAGAGCTTGAGACAATTAATAAATCGACGTTGCACGTCAAAATTAATTTTACAATTTCAGTCGCCGTCGCTTACAACAGCAATCCGGCGTCGCTTGACAACATCGAGCAACTAATCATGAGTGTGCTGGCAGTGATACCCGTTGGGTACGTTGTCAGCGTGGTCGAAAGGCCAACAGTTACGCAAGTTGGAGCATCGACGCTGCTAATCGCCGACGTT